CGGTCAGAGCCACCGCACACCGGGCAGGACTGATGCCGGTTTTTAATCACTTTCACCCCCAGCGCCGGGAGAATACGCGACCAGTGGCCGCACGCCTGTTTTACGGTTTCTGTTACGTTCATTTTCATTGTTATTTTCTCCCTCAGTGCAGTACCGGTGCGGTGATATGACAGGCGCAAAGCTCATCCATCACGGCGAGCCCGAGAAAGGACAGCGACGGCGCGGCTTTCAGTGGTCCGGCTTCCATTAAATCTTCCAGCAGTGCACAGGCAATCTGGCGGCCTTTTTCCTCGCCGTGCTGGCGCAGGTAGAAGCCCTCCAGCTCGGCGGCAATGGCGCTTTCCAGCGCGTCGAGGGTGAGCTGCGGGTAGCGGTGCTGACGCTCGCATACCGTCAGCCATGCACAGGCCACGGCGCGACGATACAGCGCGGCGCGTAATACGGGCGGTAATGGCTGTTTCATACGTTGTCCTCCCCGGTCAGCCAGTGCTGATTGCAGCGCTCGACCACGCCGTCGAGCTGGCCGACATTGCGCATATGTTTCAGACATTCGAGGTCTGTCCGGCTGATGGCGGGTTGGTGTTTATTCTGCGGCCGTTCCGTACTGTAAACGGGCATAATTTCTTCTCCTGCAGGTGTGCGTATCCCTGCGCGAATACGCACATTTAATTTTGGGAATGTCGTTTTTTAATTACAGATAATGGCGGTAACTGTTATCCGGTTTTATTTCCGGCTCCGCTCGCGGAATATCCCGCCATTTACGCGCCGTCGGTGCCGTTCGTCTGGAAGTCGTTATATCTTCCGGGTAAATATCGATATTTTTCGCCCGCCGCCTCTGTAATTCAGGGGCGAAGGTGATTTCTTTCAGTACGGCATAACGGTTCTCGCGGCAGCGTTTAAACAGATCTGGTTTTACACAGGTAAATTCCTGCAAAAAACGACCGAGTGGTATTTCCGTAATATGGTCATCATTTTCTGTACGGATAAGAATGCTGTACGTCCGGCGGTACGGATTCCAGACCAGTGCAGGGCAACGGTACGGCATATCCCACGGAATGCCAGCGGCCAGAACGCCGACCACGACTACATCAGGGAAGCCTGTGCAGCGATAAATCTCACCGGGCTGAGGAAAATCAAACATGGTCTTCTTCCTCCCGCAGGCCTTGCTGAGTGAGAAAGTCACGGCACAGGCCTTTGCCTTTCAGTTCCTCCAGAACAAAACTGATGTCATCGTGCAGATAGCTGAAAATATGTGGCATACAAAGCTGATGCAGGCCGGTTAATTCACGTTGCCCCAAATCAAGCCCGACAAACTGCGTTATAGCGCTGGCGCGGTTGAGTTTATGGTATGCCTCAATGCTGAGGTGCTCGCGGAGAGTGTTAAGGTCATCACGACGCGCTGAGACGGTCTGAATGCTGTTTTCAGTGTGCATGTGACACCTCCGCAAGCGGCAGACGGGCGGCAAGAGAAAGGACATAGTCGCGGACAAGGGAACGACGTGCGGTGTGTTCGTCACCGGCAACGGTGCGGAGCATGCAGATATGCGGTTTACGTTCAGTGCGGCGAATGGCCGCAAACATAAAGATAAATTCAGGGTGAGACGGGGTGAGGGTCGTGGCCATAAGGCAACCTCCTATAACAGCGTTAACGACGCTATCGCCGGAGTTCTCACGCTCAGTGGCGATAGCCCAGACGGGGGTGAGAATACCGGCGTTATCGGAAACCGGCCAGCCCGAGGGCTGCCCCGCCTGAGCTACCATTGACTTGACGGCATAATGTACGAGTCCATGCAGAAGACGGAGAGTCACACCTGCACGAATGACCGCACACCACACCATTATCTGGCGCTCTGTGGCGTTGATTACGACACAAAAAAAGACGCATGGCGCGTCAAGTGTCGCCGATAACATACACGGGTTCTCACGCCCGGCTGCCGATTTTGCGGCAACAGCGAAACTGTACCAGGAAACATACAAAAGATGCAAGCCAGAAAAAGGGGCTTTTTGCTGAATGGGGCGCATCATGCGTCATATCCCCGGTTACGCTCAGCAATACGATCAGTCATCCATGCAGTGATTTCAGACTGCGCCCACGCCACGTTTTTCCCGCCGAGATTGATTTGTTTCGGGAATGCCTCGCGGCTGATGAGGTCGTAAATGGTTGACCGGGACAGACCGCATAAATGTATCACTTCAGGCAGGCGTAAAAATCGCTCCTGAGCGGCATCAGACACCGGCATCATGGGAACTGCGGGAGCAGAAGACGGAGAAGAAAAAGCAGTTTGCATTAAGCCACCTCGTAACAGTCCATACAGCGCCGGTCGTGTCCGTCCGGCTTCGGGTAGCTCTTTATTTTGTGAATATTTCCCTCTATTGCAACAAGGTGAAATTGTACAGTGAGCAAAACGAATGGCGCTGATTTTTTGCACAAGACCATTTTAAGGGGCTGGAAGGACTTAGAAAGCACTGGAGGTTTTTAAAGTGAAATACAAATCGTTTTAACTGCTCCTTTTCTCAATAATTAATAGGAAAAACAATCAAAGACATTACCCGGAGGTATTCGGAGCGAGTGAACAGTAGTGAACAGCCGGTGAACAGTTACACCCTCAACTGTTCACCATTTATCTTACTGTATTACTTATCTTTTTCTTTTCAGTGAACAGTAGTGAATAGTTATAAGTAAAAAAACAAACGGTGAGTAAGGTTTTCCTGGGACCTTTCTCTGGCCAGCCGGGTTTTAAGGTCTGTTTGTGCCATTTTTGCCACAACGGCAATGAATCGTATTGTTGTGTCCGGCGCGGCAGAATCTCCCCAGATTGAAACGAAGGAGATCCGACATGACTCATACCGCTGTTATTCCCGACTACCTTAAACCCGCAATGGGACGGCTTGAGACGGCCAGAGAGGAACATCTCATTAATGCCCGACGCATGAATGAAACCACGGCGGCCATCAGCCAGGTGAAAGCACAAAAAAAGGAACTGGAGCAGGAAAATGACAATGATTCCGGCGCATGGCGCACCGCCTTTCGTGCCGGTGGTGCTGTCATTACCGACGAGCTGAAACAACGCCATCTGGCACGCGTGGCACGGCGGGAACTGGCGCAGGAATGTGACAATATGGCTGAGGTTCTGTCTTTTGAACTGGACAGCCTTAAAGGAGCGTGTGACCGGACGGCCAGAGCGTATCGTCAGGCACATCACAACGTCCTCAGCCAGTACGTAGAGCATGAGCTAAATGCTGCCCTGCGTGATACCTGTAGCGCGCTGGTCAGGGCAATGAAACTCAACATACTGGTTCTGAATAACCCGCTTGCCAATACCACCGGCCATCAAGGTTATGTTGAGCCAGAGTTGGCCGTTATGCAGCAAGTGAAAGCGTGGCTTGAACAGGCGGTGAAGGGCTGCGATATCCGTCTGACCGATGAACCGGTGCTGTTTAAAACAGGACTGTCGGTCTCCACACTGCCGCATATGGAGCATGACGTTGCGGCCACACCCGGCCAGCGAAAAGTCTGGCAGGAAAAAATGCGGGAACGTGAAGCCAACCTGAAAGCTCGGGGGTTACTGTCATGATGCGTTGCCCTTTCTGCCGTACTGCGGCCCACGTTCGTACCAGCCGCTATATGTCTGACAGTGTCAAAGAAAGTTACCTGCAGTGTCAGAATGTGCATTGCTCGGCGACATTCAAAACGCATGAGTCAATCTTTGAGGTGCTCCGTTCCCCGGTCGCCGGTGAGAAACCTGCGCCGGTGCCGTCAGCCCCCGCAGCACCCCGCCGGGTAAAAGGCTGCTACAGCTCGCCGTTCCGCCACTAATCAGGAGAGACAACCTGTGACTACCCTGACCTTACAGCAGGCGTTTGAAGCCTGTCAGACGAACAAAACGGCGTGGCTGAACCGTAAAGCCGAACTGACTGCCGCAGAGCAGGAATATCAGGAATTATTGCTGGATGACAACGCATCAGGTTCCCGCAGATTACAGACGCTACGTGACCTGATTGACGTAAAAAAATGGGAGGTTAATCAGGCTGCCGGTCGCTACATCTTCTCGCACGAGGAAGTACAGCGCATCAGCATCCGTAACCGGCTGCATGATTTTATGCAGCAGAACGGCGCAGAGATGGCCGCCGCACTGGCACCGGAGCTGATGGGGATTAAAAACCAGCCCGCGATGATAAAAAACCGTGCGCTTGACCGTTCAGTCGCTTATCTGAGAGAAGCCCTTTCCATCTGGCTGGCCGCAGGAAATGACATTAATTATTCTGCACAGGACTGCGACATTTTAACGGCCATCGGATACAGGCCTGACGCGCCCTCGCGGGATGATTATCGTGAAAAATTCACCCCTGCACAGAACATGATTTACACCCGTCGACGCGCCGAACTGGCCGCGCAGTAACCTGTCAAAAAATCCCTGTAAATCCCGTCATTTTTCCCGAATTAAGCCATGCATCCATAAGGTGCATGGTTTTGCATGCGTTTTCACACGCCTGCACTCCCTGCCAGCGCTAGTCGCGGCGCGGCCTGAGGTCATCTTTGCCCCTGCATTAAAAGCGGCCCCTTAAGCGGGCAGGCGTGGCGGGGAGAGCATTGCGCGCCAAATAGTAAAGGTGTATAAAAAAGAAAATTGTATGTGTTTTCCGAGTCTTATCATGCCATTACTTAGAATGAGGGGGCGCCGTGGAACGGTGCGGTAATTATTTACTTGAAGATGGTCGCAGGCTGGGCCGTGGGGGATTTGGCGAAGTGTATCAGGTTGGTGTGCACAATTTGACGCATACCAACGTAACATCATATGCCCGCAAATATTTTGCTCCGTGCCCAGAGTATGACGACACAGCAATAAAAGAGTTAACTGACTTAAGACAGCGTTTTTTAGTTGAGATAAAAACGCAATGTATTCTCAATAGAATAAATTATGATTCCATTGCGCCAATAGTTCTTTTTAACACAAATGGCGATAAGCCATATTTTGTTATGGAGTTGGCTGAGTGTAATTTATATGAATCCATCCGCAATGGCATGAGTGATGCTGAGAAATCATTAGCCGTCATTCAGATCTTAAAAGGAATTATTACCATACATGAAAATAATTATATACATCGCGATTTAAAACCTGGAAACATCCTTTATTATTCCAGTGGAAAATATAAAATAACTGATTTCGGTCTTGTGAAAGATAGAGATACCTTACGAGCTGAGGTTAAAACAAAGTTTAATCCGAATCAGATGGGTACTGATGGGTACCGAGCACCAGAGATACATGAAAGCGGTCTTTTCTCTTTTCAAACTGATATATTTGCTGTAGGGAAAATCATTGCTGACATATATTGTGAAGGGAGGAGCGATAAGTTAAGAAGGCTGATAGCTAAATGTTGTGCTCATTGGCCTGAAGAACGATATCAAGATGCACAGGAGTTATTGGAAGACTTTGTAAAGGTGACGGGGGTTTAAACTATGAATAATATAATTGAAATGTCTTGTTTTAGCTCAAAACAACCCGAGAAAAATGAAAATGAAGATTTTTATCTACCTCCGTCATACGATAGTGACTTTAATATAGTTTTTGCTGTGGCTGATGGTGTTGGCTCTTCAGAGCATTCAATTCTTGCATCGCATGCCGCTATTCGAGGTATCAAGCAAGTGCTCGGGGAAAGCTCTTTTTCTGTTGAAGAGGCATTTCATTCAGCTAAAAAAGAAATTGATGATTTAAATATTAGCACAGCTACAACCTTAACAATTATTCATATTAAAGATAATGAAGTGTTAATTGGGCATTCTGGTGATTGCCGTGTCTATTTCAGTAAGAATAATAAATTACATCAACTAACAACAGATCAAACTAGATATCAAGAGCTTCTTGACTCTGGGGAGCATAAGTTACGTAATTTGAGGAATCATAAAGAAAGATTGTCTTCAATTTTGATTAATGCTTTATCGAATACAACTGATTTGAATTTTGAACTAATAGCTTTACCAATTGATGAACTAAAGTTTAATGGGATTCTTCAAATTTATGCAATGTCTGATGGAGCTTATAAACATTGGGATGCCAGACCAAGATTTTCTGAAAAAACAATGAACTCTCCTTCTGCCTTTGCGAGTAGCTTGAGGAAAAGGATCGAGAAGAGCATTATTGATGATTATACTTTTATTGGCGTAAAAGTAAGCTGAAATTGCATGTAAATTATAAGCGAGCTGATTTTTAGCTCGCTTGGATTTATTTTTAAATGTCTTCTATTCTTGAAGTGGCATATCATGAAAATGGATAAGTGTTTTTTTTGTACAATATTCACCCCACCAGTCCATTAAGGTGATTCGCTGTTCCAAATAAATTGAACGATTGTAGGCGCGCCTAACTTCATTTTTATCAGAATGAGCTAACGCAGCCTCAATTACATCAGGGTTAAATCCTGCTTCATTCATGGCTGTACTGGCAATAGAACGCAAACCATGAGCAACAAGCTTCCCACCATAACCAATGCGCTTAAGCGCGGCATTAGCAGTCTGGCTATTCATTGGTTGTTTAGGGGCATTTCTGCTTGGGAAAACATGCTCACGATGTGCACTAATAGGTTGCATCACTTCTAGAATTTCTAATGCCTGCGTGGATAAAGGAACTATGTGCTCTCGTTTGGCCTTCATCCGTTCGGCTGGAATCATCCAGAGCTTTGCATCGAGATCGATCTCTGCCCATCGAGCACCGGAAGCTTCAGCAGGACGCACTAGAGTCAGAAGCTGCCATTCAATGAGACAGCGAGTCGGAACAGACAGATTTGACATGACCAAAGAACGCATCAGCTTTGGTAATTCTTCTGGCCTCAGCGTCGGCATGTTTTGTTTTTTGGGCTTTTCAAAGGCCATCCCAACACCTGATGCTGGATTGGCATCAATCAGACCAGTGTTTACGGCATAAATCATTATCTCGTTAATGCGCTGCACAAGCCGGCGCACGGTCTCGAGTGCTCCACGTGCTTTGATTGGCTCAAGGGTTTCAACCAGTGTTCGGGCTTTGATTTGCTGGACAGGAATCTCCCCGATGGCAGGGAATATGTCTTTTTCCAGTGAGCGCCATATATCTTTAGCGTAATCAGGGGTAACGCTTTTGCTTTTGAGCTTGAACCAGTTAGCGGCGACCGTCGAAAAAATACTGTCCAGAGCGATTTTCTGCTCTTCCTCTGCAACTTCAGCTTGAATTTGCGGGTCGATTCCGTTGGCTAATAAGGCAAGGTAATCAGCTCTTAATCCTCGGGCATCAGCAAGCGATAGGGCGGGGAAGGCACCGAGCCCCATCATTGTCCGCTGCTTTGTTGCCGGACGTTGGTAACGGAAACGCCAGAGCTTTTTCCCGCTGGTTTTCACTATCAGGAAAAGCCCATCGCCATCATGCAGCGTTAGATCCTTTTCTAACGCTTTAGCGCGCAGAACTTCGGTGTTGGTCAGGGGGCGTGTTGTCCGTGCCACTGTGGCCGCTCCTTCATGAATTGGTATACGCTTTTTGGTATACATCTTACCGTATACCTAAACGTATACCAATAATCACTGGATTTAGCCGGATGTTCTCGGACAATGACAGACACAAAAAAGCCCGCAGGGCTTGTGCCGTGCGGGCTTTCAGGGTTTCCCCGGACGTATCCGGAAGAGCAAGTGGTGGAGCTGGCGGAGTCTGAATAACTAAATCAACTTTATGTTTTTATTAGATATTAATCAATTCAACTTTCATTGGTATACCTAAGCGTATACCAATGGCGATTTCTTGCAGTACTTCCTGTGATTAAGCCAACCTGTTTTTGAGTGGGTTACATCAAGAAAAAAACTTTTTTTTAGAAAAACTGTTCACACTGTTCACTAAGAATTTTTGTTTTTAGTATTCAGTGAGTTAATCGATGAATGGTTGGTGAACAGTGAACACTTTACTGTTCACTTTTGCCGTTTTGCAGGTAAAAAAAAGACCGGCGATGCCGGTCAGGGTAGGTTATTTCGCTATGAGGTCATCGCATTTCGGTAGCCAGTCGGCGTTGCTTTCCTCTCTGAGTGTGAGGTTGGTCTGTATGCCCTGATTTTTACGGCGCTTTTCATAACTCAGCCCGTACTCTTTCAGCATGGCTGGCAGTCCCTTACCGAACATGGTGAGGCTCAGGGTATTCCTGTAGCCGTGGGCCTCCATATACGCCAGATAAGCATGATACAGATACAGGCGCGGCTGACGTGGAATGATGTTGGCATTGCCAATATACATGCCGTCAGGCTCCGGCAGTGCTTCAAGGTAACCACAAAAATCAAAGGTCGGGTCGGCGTCGCGCTTGATGCTGAGTGCTTCATCGGAGTTCTGCTGTGACTGAAGCAGTGCGCGGGCGGTCATCGGGTCGCTGAACTTCTGCATAAGCTGGCGAACAATCACGGCCAGCTCGCGGGCGATTTTGTTCTTGAGCTGCGGGTCGCGCTCTTCCGGGGCAATCTGTTCCGGGAAATGCAGAATCACCCGGCGACGGGAAACACCGCCGCTGCGGTCAGTAAAGCGCATCGGGTTATTGTTCACGGCCAGAATCACCGCCGGAATATGGGTGGAGTATGCATCCTTGTATTTCGGGTCTACCGAGACCGCATCCCCGCCGGTGATGGCCTTGAGTCCTGCCCCGTCACCGCTCCATTTTTCCTGGTCAGGCAGACGAATCAGCGAGAAGCCAATCAGCGCAGCACGTTCACGTGGTGATTCCAGCGTTTCGATGGTGGCCGATGTGGCGTTATCTTCCCCGGCAAGCATGGTCGCAATTTCGGCCAGAATACTTTTCCCGCTTCCACCCGGCCCGGTCACCTCAAGAAAGAGCTGCCAGTCGTAGCGGTTCGCCAGCACCATAAACAGGGCGGCAAGTATCACGTCGCGTTTTTCCTGTCTGCCACCGGCGGCACGGTCGAGCCAGCGCCAGAAATCCGGTGCATGGGTTTCCAGCGTTTCACCCTCCACCGGCGGGGTAAAATCAACATCACAGAGTGTGCGCAGCCAGTGTGATTTATGATGCGGGCTGAAAGTGCCGGTGGCGGTATCGAGTACGCCGTTGCGAAAGCCAATCAGACGACGCGCCGGTGCGTCCTGCTGCGGAATAATCAGTTTCAGGGTCTCCACCACTGAGGCAATTTTCCCTGACGAGAACGGTGCGCGCAGACGCTGGAACAACCCGGCCACGTCGCGGGCAAAATCCGACGGCGGAATGATTTTCCATATCCCGGCCTCATAGCGGGACAGGAGCTGACCGTTCGCATCCACGGCCAGCGCTTCGCCGTAATGCTCATGCACCCGCATTGCCTTTTCACTGGTGCTCATGGCGGTAAATTCCGCCTCGCTCATGGTAGTGAAAGGACTGTCAGCCGGTGGTCGGATGGCGTCATAAATCGCTTTCCGCGTGGCCTCCTCTCCTTTCTCTATAAACGCATCATTCCAGTCACCGAACACCGGCGGCAGGGCAACAACACCCTCACAGGCGTCTGCGGCCGCAGCGGCTTTGCTCTGGCCTTCGCCGTTAAGGTCACGGTCGGCGGCGAGCACAATCTGACAGGCCGGGTGTTTTTGTCGGGCAAGGCTCGCCAGAGAAAGGAGGTTCACGGAGGACAGCGCCACCATGACGGTTTCCCCGGTCAGGTGATGCACGGTGAGCGCGGTCGCATAGCCCTCCGCTATCCACAGACGTTTTCCGGCCTGTTTCTGCCCCTCGATGATATGACATGCCCCTTTCACTGCTCCGCCTTTCAGGGTGCGTTTGAGACCGTCAGAATTGATAAGCTGGAGGTTAACCAGTGCGCCGGTATCGTCATACAGCGGGACAACCACATCACCGGTGTGGAACGTCACGCCGCCGGTTTTATGCATGACGGTGAGCGTCAGACATTCCAGAGCGGGGAAGCCCTTTCGGGTAAGGTAGGCGTTGCCAGTGGCCGGTCGGGTTTTCTCCATCAGTTTCGCGGCCAGCCCGGCCGCCGCTTTGCGGTCAGCCTCCGTTTCAGCTTCTGCGGCCGCAATCACTTCCGGGGCAACCGGCGGCAGGTTGCCGGTCACGGCATTCACCTTTTGGGCTGCCTCTGACGGTTTTACACCGAACACCTTCTCAACCAGTTTCAGACCATCACCCGCGCCGCACTGGTTACAGAACCACGTTCCTCGCCCCTCTTTATCGTCAAAGCGGAAA